GGTTGTTGCAGCAACGCAACCGATGGTATATGCCCGCACCTCTGACGTATCGTCAGTTGTTGCGGGCAATACTGTCGTCATTGGTGCCACCACCTACTACGTCACGGGCATTCACCCGGACGGCACCGGTGTGACGCAACTGGTTCTGAGGCGGTAATGGCAGACAGTCGCGCCGAAAATATCATTGCCGCGATTGTGACGGCGGTCACCGGGCTTGCGACGACTGGCGCGAATGTTTTTCGTGGCCGCGTGTATGAGTTGCCGGAAACGTCGCTGCCTTGTTTGTGCGTTTACCTTGGCTTTGACAATCCGCGCAGTGATGGCGGTTCGTCGTCGTGGGTTTATATCGACAGCGACCTGACGATAAACATCGAAGCCGTTGTGAAGGATTCTTCCGCGCAAGTCGATACCACGCTGAATCAGATTCGCTACGAAGTCGGGCAGGCATTGCAGTCCGACATTACGCAAGGACTCGCCTACGTGATGAATACCACGGAAGGCCCGGCAGGAGTGGCGCTTGACGGCGGCGGAGACGAGACCGTCGGGCGCATGCGTATGGAGTGGACTATTCTGTATCGTCGCTTGCGCGCGATACTGCCGCCTGTACCGTCTAGCGCGTCGATAGCAATCGACGGCTACACGCTGACAATCGCGTTTTCTGCTCCGGTTGTTTCCGGCACGCCAGCACTCGGGTTCACCGTCGCTGGAACCACGGTTGACTCTGCCGTCATCAGCGGCGGCAACATCGTAATTACAATCCCGACGCAGCTTACCGGCGTTTCGGTTGGCGATGTTTCGTATGACGATACGGTCGGAAACATTGCAGGATTAGGCGGCGACGTTGCGTCCTTTGGTTCGCTTTCCGTGACGAACAACTCGACGGCGACCGGAACGTGGACGTCGCTAGGGCAGTCAAGCGTCAGCTATACCGCGCCGTCGATTGCTGCGCTCAACTCGACCGATATTGTGTTCGCAGACCGCGACAACGACGCGCTGCGGTTGTACAGGTGGGGCGGCGCATCGTGGGCGCAGGTCGGCAACTCGCTGTCAGTAGCAATGACGCACCCAGGCGTTGTTGCGCTCAATTCGACGGACTTTGCGTGGATTGATTCGAGCGCCAACGAGCTGCGCACCTACCGGTGGGACGGAACCGACTTTGCGCAAGTCGGAAGCGGGCTTGGCGTCAGCTCCGTCACCGGGCCACAAGGGATTGCCAGGCTCAGCGCAACGCGCATCGCGCACGTAAACGGGCAAGGCGACACGCTGCGCGCCTACGATTGGAACGGCTCAGCGTGGTCTGCGGTTGGCAGTGGGTTCGGCGTGGGCGCGGCTGGCAACGTGTCGCTGACTGCGCTTAACTCCACGGATGTCGTTTTCGTTGACAGCACTGGCGACGAATTGCGCCTGTACCGATTCAATGGCAGCACGTGGTCGCAGATTGGCAGTTCGTTCGCTATCGCCAACATTTCCGCTCCGGTAGTTGAGGCAATCAACGGGACGGATGTTGCGTTCTACGACGTTAACATCGATAGCCTGCGCACCTACCGATGGAGCGGTTCCGTTTTCGCATTGCTCGGCACCGGCTTGACGATTACCAGCACAGGCGGGCGTCCGTGGCTGACGAACATGGGCACGAACCGCGTCGCGTTCGTTGACGATTCAATCGACCAGATTCGACTTTATCAATGGGCATGATGCAATAAACGCAACCGCGCCGCCGTACAGGCAGGGCACAATGAACCGCATATCCGCAGGAGATTATCATGCTTAAAACCCGCGCCGTGATTCTTGCCAAGGCAGAAGTCACATACAACAGCGACCCGACGCCGACGGCTGGCAGCAATGCTATTCTGGTGGAAAACCTGTCGCACAATTACGAAGGCGCGCGGCGTGCGGAACGCAACGTCGTGAAGCCGACATTCGCGCCGCTCAAATCACTTTACGCCGGTTCGCTTATCAGCCTTTCGTTTGATGTTGAAATCAAAGGCAGCGGCGCGGCAGGAACGGCTCCGGAGTTGGGCGTTCTCTTGCGCGGTTGTGGCATGACGGAAACGGTTGTGGCCTCAACGTCGGTGACATACGCGCCGACAAGTACTCCGACGCTGCATGAGTCGCTGACGTTCTACCTGTACGAAGATGGCTTGCGCTACAAAGTGACCGGCGCACGCGGCACGTACACCGTGAATATGGCGGTTGCGCAGAAGGGTATTTTCTCCTTCAAGTTCACCGGCCACCTGACCGGCCCGGCAGACGAGTCTATTGCAACGCCCACCTATAACTCAACGGTTCCTCCGGTTCTGGTAGGCGTTGCCTTTGCCATCGACTCTTACTCTGCAGTCATTACGAAACTCGGAATTGACCCGGGCATTGCGCTTGCCATGCCGGACAATATCGCCGCGTCCGATGGCTACGGCGAAATCCGCATCACGGGCGCTGCACCGACGTTCACCATTGACCCGGAGGCCGAGCTTGTCGCCGCTTACGATTGGGTGACCAAGTGGCAGACCTCTGCCTCCTACGCTATGACGACGGGCACCGTGGGCAGCACTGCCGGCAACCGTTACGCGATCACCGCGCCTGCTGCCGTGTATTCCGAGATTGCAAACGGCGACCGCAGCGGCATTCTGTCGCGTGAGATTAAGGGGCAGTTGGTTGACACCACGACCGACAACTACATTTCAATCGCGTTCACCTGAGGCGAGCATGGCAAACCACGCTGCAAAGATTCTCGCGCCGTTTTGGTATGAAGTTGAAGAATGCGAAGGCTTGAAGTTCCGCCTTCGCGGTTTGACCGGAATGCAACTGTTTGACGTGAACGCGCACATAATCCGCGACGGTGACAACACGTCATGGGCGAGTGCAGGCGTGCGCGCCGCGTTGCGTGCAGGGCTTGTCGGTTGGGAAGGCTTGAAAGACGAGGACGGCAACGACGTTGAGTTCGGCAAGGACATCGACAAGAACATTGCGCGGCTCGACTTTGTGAAGATAAACGAGATATTCGCAAAGATTCTCGAAGCGTCAAACCTTGGGGCGGAACAGGTAAAAAACTGACAATCGCGGTAGTAGTGGCGCACAACCGCGAAAAGTTCAACTGCCAAGCGTGCGTGAATCATCAGCACTGCGACGACTCGAACCCCGCGCCGTTTCCGATGTTCGTCATTGAAGACATCGGGCTAGAGTCCAGAACGTGTTTGCTTCCGATGATTGATGACGAGTCGCGCCACATGTTGCAACTGTTCACGCATTACAAAAACGGCATCCTTCCGTACAGTGGCGGACTGCTAGACCAGCCTGCCGCGTTTTGTGAGGCGATGGCGATAGTGGAAGTGCAGACAACAAAGGCCGCGAACAAATGAGCGACGGGGTAGCGAATTACATTTTGAGGGCGACGGACGATACTGCCGCTGCCTTCAATTCTGTAAACAAGCGCGTAGATGAAACGTCGCGCAACATGGCGAACATCGGCGAGGCGATGGCTAAAGCCGCGTCCGTCATGGCGACCGCTACTGCTGCCGTTGTTGCTGGCATGGCGTACATCACTAAGCAAGCTTCGGACGCGGTAGACGCGCAGGCCGAACTCGCAACGGCACTTCGTACAAGTTACAACAGCCTGACAAACCTCGGGCTGATCGGCAAGATTGTCGGCGTTGACGTTTCGACGATGAATACATCGGTAATGAAACTCAACGATTCGATTGCCGATCTTGCGCGCGGCGGCACGGGTGATGCTGCAAAGAAGCTGGCAGAACTTGGGCTTACAGCGCAACAGTTGGCAGGGCTTGACGCTGACCAGCGGATTGCCACGATTGCTGACCGCATAAAAGAGGTAGTCCCGGCCGCGCAACAGGCCGCGTTCGCCGTGGACATTCTCGGCCGCACTGCCGGGCAGGCGTTGCTACAGATTGACAGCGAGATGATTGCCGACGCGGCAAAGCAGGCCGAGCGGTTCGGCGTTGCGTTGTCGGACATTGAAGTTGCGCAGATTGCGCAAGTTGCCGATTCGATGGACACCATCAATCTTGCAATGGACGGCATCGGCAACAGCGTCGCGCTTTCGATGGCTCCGATATTCGCTGAGACTGCGAAACAGATCACGGGCGCGGCTGATGCGCTGGACGGCTTCCGCAATGTCGGCATCGGTGTGCGTTCTGTTCTGGTCAACATTGTTGCGCTTGTCGCTGACGTTGCCGACGTTATCACGCTGCCGTTTCGTGCTGCCGGGTACACCATCGAAACGGTGTTTGCGAAAATCTTCGCCACGATTACGCGCACCTACACGAACCTGATACACGGGATAAACGCAATCCCCGGCGTGAACCTGGACAAGCACGAAAAGGCGGCAGGCCGACTTGCGAAAAGCGCGGAGACGGCTGCCGGCCTTGCTGGTCAGAGACTGTCCGATTTGTTCGCGTCCGACTTGTGGGGCAATCAGCTTCGGGATTGGGTGACCGAGGTTGACGTTGCTTCGATGGAAGCGGCGAGGATTGCGGCTGAG